CTCTTTCGGTCAGGCAGAATGCCAGCAATAAACCTTAACTTGGTCCGTCGTCCACGGCCCAAGTTATGGTTGTTGTTGTTGTTCTGGTTGACATTTACACCGTCAAAAGAGGTCACGACTCTTTACGTTTCTACGTTTCTACCATTACAGCAACGGTGGTACACCACCTTGTGTCCGGTGCGCTTTTAGTGCCGGTTGTTGAGAAGAACTTCAGATGAAAGACAGTTCCTGGGCACACCCCCCGTGCTTGATTCGAGACCATGAATTGACATGGTTCCAGGTTTAACCCCTCGCTTCTACTTGACCCCGATTGCGTTGCATCCGTTGTGATCCCGCGGGCCCACCAAGTCTTCGCTGAAAGCCCGAACATGGCATTGTAGTGTCCGGTGGCTACGACAGAGCCCGCAGTGAGAATCTCGTCAAATTATCTCAAAATGTACGTCTTGCCGGCTACCCCTGCCTCGGGGGGAGTTCGGATTCTGCAGTGTGCATACAATCACACCCGGCTATGCCGTTAGAATACATATAGAGGCGGCAGGTCCTGCTGGATCCATGCCGGGGCTACCATCTATACCATGGTGGGTAAGACCGTTCTAGAGAGGGTCATCTTCGGATGATTAGACGGCACCTAAGTGGAGTGGTGGGGTGTGTGGACTTTGTCCACATGCCAGGTTCCGGGTGCAACATGGCTAAGGCAATCCTGCTGGCACGCAAGCAGCAGCTACGAGCGAGTCCTTCTACGAGAGGGGGGTACTGGTAACTCCAGACACCCCCTCTACGGGAGGCACGCCTGAGGGATCCATTCTTATGGAAACCGAAGGTGTGTTTGTGACTCCACAAATTCCAGTGTTTACACTAAACCCTTTGCTCACGCAAAATCCCGACCAACATGGGACACTCACTCAAGGAGAGTGGCGTTGGATGATTGCAGTCGCAACTCAGTGGAGTACCCAAGCTCTACTTGATACGAGCGTCCAATACGGCATCACGCAAACTGAGGCCGAGAATGTCGCTCAGCGCATGCAAGATATACTTAGTGCTGAAAATGGGTTCGAAGCACAACAGCAGGCCGATCGTAACCGTGCCATGCATTCCTTGAATGGCAACAATGTTGCCCAAAACCCTGGAGACACCAGCACCTCCTATGAGCTGGCCCTTCAGAGGGGGCGCAACCGAGCGATGCACTCACTCAATGGCAATATGCCAACTGGCAAGAAGGGGCGCAGAAAAGCCACAGGTAAGAAGCCAAAGAAGTCTGCCACCAAGAAGAAAGAGCACAGAGCCAAGCGGGTCGCCCAGTTGACGAGACAAGCGACCGCATTGAGAGAGGGTGCCTCGAAGGGTCTCACAGCTGAAGAAATAAAGTCGTTGGGGCCGATCCTTAGAGGCCGGGGAGATTACACCCTGGGCTCCAACATTGGGTCCAAAGTGGGTGGATGGATAGGCTCCAAATTGGAAGGTTTCATCAGGAAGATCACTGGCACAGGGGATTATGAGATTGACGCTCCAAATGCAGGAGACATCAGTAAGAATTCGTTGTTAGCAGGCAACACCATACCGGCCTTCCAGGCTGATGCAGGTGGAGCCATCGAAGTGGTGAATCATGAATTCATCACCAACATTGCAATGACAACTGATTTCACCCTGCAGTCGTTCCCCTTGGATATCCTTTCTCCTACCACCTTCCCTTGGCTGAGCAATATCGCTCGTAACTACCAACAATATGAGCTAGTTGGCTGCGTCTTCATCTTGAGGTCATTGTCATCTGACACGGCTATCGCACCCACCCAGGGGCTTGGATCAGTCTTTGGCTCTGTGAGATATGATGTGTACAGCACACCCCCTCTGGACAAACAAGAGATACTCAATTCGCTGTTTGGCAACTCTTCGAAGCCGAGCAAGAATCTGGCGTTGCCCATTGAGTGTGCTCCAAAACAGACTGCAATCAGGCCCATGAAGATACGCGCACCAGGCCAGCGTCCACCTGATCTACAGCTCTATCAGCTCGGAACTCTTGACATCGCGACTGAGGGTGCTCCAAACCCATATCCAGATGCCCTTGAGCTGCACATCACGTACCATGTTCGCCTATATAAACCACGCTCGTCTGCTGGCCCCTCAGGACCTCTGTTCATGATGGATCTTGATGGTACGAATCCCAATAGGTTCCTTGACCCGTTGGCCGACACTGCCCTTGTGAAACAGCCAAGGATTAATACACTCGGCATCAGTCTCGTTGGCGACGGACAGACACTCAACTTTCCGGTTGATGCGGCAACCGTTGGGTGTTACCTTATCT